CCTCTTTATGTAGGACACGCTGACAGTTTGAGCATACCGTCTTAAGGTTGATAGGGCGACAGTTGTTTAGGTCGCCGTCAACATGAAATACAGCAAACACTTCCGTGTGCTGTGATTTAAAGCCGCATTTGTCACAAGTATTTTTTATCTTATAGCCAGCTCGATGCCATCTGGCAATACCAGCATACTTGCCACCCTTAAGGCAAGCCTCACATAATTTTCTATAATAAGTCCTGCCGTTTTTAACATAGTTAACGGCAGCTGGCCTATAGCCGCACGAACATAATGGTCTCATATTTTATTTAAGCCTTTTCCGTCCCTTTTTTAGAGTGTATTACAAGTATAAAAAGCCAAAAAGCACTAAATACAATTAGAATGAACACGTATTCACGGAGATTACAAATATGGCTCAATTAAGTTCACCAGGTGTAGCAGTTACGGTTGTAGACGAAAGTTTTTATACACCAGCGGCTCCCGGGACAACCCCTTTAATAGTAGTAACTAGTGCTGAGAATAAAGCAAATGGTTCTGCAACTGGTACAGCACCTGCTACACTAAAAGCTAATGCAGGTAAAGTTTACCTACTAACAAGTCAGAAAGATTTAGCGGATAGCTTTGGTACTCCAATCTTTAAGACTGATAGTAATAATAACCCAATCCATGCAGGCGAACAAAACGAATATGGCCTACAAGCGGCTTACAGTTATTTAGGTGTAAGTAACCGTGCATTTGTTGTTCGTGCAGACATTGATCTATCACAATTAGATGCTAAGGCAATAGCACCTGCTGGTGAGCCAGCCGACGGCCAGTACTGGTTTGATACAGCAAATACTAAGTTTGGTATCTTCCAATGGAATGGCGCAGAGGCAACAACTGCAACAGGCCAAACATTTAGCAATTCAATTCCGCTAGTTATTACTGACAGCACAAAAATTGCCGTTAATGATGCTCCAAAAGACAGCGTTGGTGCAGTAGGTGATTATGCAATTGTAGCAATTGCAGGCACTTATTCATTATATTTTAAGAAAGCAAAGACCTTTACAGCCGCTGGTACTTGGGTAGCTGTTGGTTCTAACGCATGGGCCGCAAGCTGGCCAACTGTACAGGGTACAGTTGCAAGCCCAGTACTACTTGCAGGTGATGCACTAACAATGACAATTAGTGGAGCTCCGTATAGTTTTACTGGCCATACAAGTTTAACAACTCTAGTAGCAGACATTAATACAGCAATGGATGACAGCGACGGCGTAGGCACCGGCGACTTAGATAATCCAGTTGTACCTCCTGGTGTTTCTGCGGCAGTTATTAATAACCGTTTAGAAATTTATTCAACTGGAACTGCAATTGCTATTAGTGGAACATCTGCTAGTAAGATTGGTATTACTGTAGGCACTTACTATGCACCAGCATTAGAAATTAAACCTCATACACAGTTACCAACATACAAGCGCACAGATAATGCATCAGCGGTACAAGGTTACCCAACTGGCTCTTTATGGGTTAAAACAACTGAACCTAACTTAGGTTCACGTTGGAGAATTAAAGTTTACAACGAAGCAACAGGTAGTTGGATTGAAAAATTTGCTCCATTGTATGCAAACAGCGCAGCCGCATTAAAAGGACTTGATCCTACAGGTGGCGGCTTAAACTTAGTACAAGGCGCACTGTTTGTTAAAACTAATATTGCAGAAACACTTAATGCAGCCAATCGTCCAACAGATGCAAATTACAAAATTTATGCTCGTAAAACTTCCGGAGCAACAGAAATTGTTTCCGGTACTGCTGTAACATTTACTGCACAAGGCAGTAACTCGTTTACAATTAAAGAATCAGTTAAAGGTCAAACTGCTACTACCGACGCACTTACAGTAACATTTACTGGAAGTGAAGGAGTTGATGGCTTTTTAACACAGTTAACACAAAAATTAGCTGATGCAACATTTAACTCTTCACCATACACTTCTAAAATTACAGCTAGTAAAGCTGTTGTAACTGGTGAAGTGACTTTACGTCACGCAGACGGCGGTGACATTTACTTTACACAAGGAACTGGAACTCCAATTGCAGATTTGTTTACTCCGTTTACTATTGACCCACTAACAATGGCTGGTTTAGGAACACCTAATTTTTACACAGATGCAGGCCCTGAACAATATGTAGCAACATTATGGAGCCCATACGCTGACATTACTGCCAGTGCAGATGCTCCAACAACTGAAGCCGCTGACAATCAACTATGGTATAATTCAATGGTTGACGAAGTTGATATTTTAATTAACAACGGCTATACATGGGTTGGATATCGCTACCAAGCAGGTGCTGGCCTATCAAACTATAGTTCCCCTTACTACGCGGCATCAGACGATTCTAAAACAGATCCAGCTGGCCCGCTTGTTTCGGCAACTAAACCAAAGACACAAAGTGATGGTACAAATTTAGTCACAGGTGACTTATGGGTTGATACTAGTGACTTGGAAAATTATCCTTCACTATACAAGTATAATAGTAATACCGGTAAATGGGCAATAGTTGATACTGGCGACCAGACTACAGAAGATGGCATTGTATTTTTTGATGCACGTTGGAATACTGACGGTGAAGCGGCAACTCCAAGTACAATTAAAGAATTATTAACAAGCGATTTCTTAGATTTTGATGCTCCTGATCCTGCATTATACCCAAGAGGTATGTTGCTATGGAACTTACGTAGAAGTGGATTTAATGTTAAGAAATTTGTACGTGATTATGTTGATACTAACACAGACAACGTTCGCCAAGATGGCGCACAAATGACCGATTACTATCCACATCGTTGGGTTACTGAATCAGGTAATCAAGAAAACGGCGCTGGCACATTTGGTCGTAAAGCACAACGTAAAGTTATTGTTCAAGCGTTGCAAGCCCTTGTTAACAGCAATCAATCACTACGTGATGAAGAAAGCAGAATATTTAACTTGTTAGCTTGTCCTGGATATCCAGAGTTAGTTGGCGAACTTGTATCGTTAAATTACGATCGCGGTTTAACAGCATTTGTAGTTGGAGATACACCTGCACGTTTAACAGCAGATGCAACTAGTTTAAACAACTGGGGTAAAAACGTATCGGGCGCAGTTGAAGACAACGATGACGGTTTAGTATCAAGCGATGAATACTTAGGTGTGTTCTATCCATGGGGATTCACAAGTGATAATTTAGGTAACAACATTGTTGTACCGCCAAGCCACATGATGTTACGTACTATTGCATTAAATGATAATGTTAGCTATCCATGGTTTGCACCAGCAGGCACACGCCGTGGTGGAATTACTAACGCTACCGCAGTTGGCTACGTTACAAGCGAAGGCGAATTCCAATCAGTTGCATTAAATAATGGACAACGTGATACATTAGCTGGTGTTAAAGTTAACCCAATTACATTTATTACAGGAACAGGTCTTGTAAACTACGGACAATATACTCGTGCTAGAAGCGCAAGTGCATTAGATCGTATTAACGTAGCACGTTTAGTAATTTATTTACGTCGTCAATTTGCACAGTTGGCTAAACCATATGTGTTTGAACCAAACGATAAAATTACTAGAGATGAATTGAAAGGTGCCGCAGAAAGCCTATTGTTAGAATTAGTAGGTCAACGTGCATTGTATGACTATATCGTAGTTTGCGATACATCAAACAACACACCATCAAGAATTGATCGTAACGAACTATACCTAGACGTTGCAATTGAACCAGTGAAAGCAGTGGAATTTATTTACATTCCACTACGCTTGAAAAACACCGGCGAGATCAAAGGCCTAGCATAATAATATAACGGAGCATACAACATGGCAATCGCAAGTTTATCAAAATTTACCGTACCGCTAGCGTCAGATCAAAGTGCTAGCGCACAAGGTATGTTAATGCCAAAGTTAAAATATCGCTTTAGAGTGATGTTTGAAAACTTTGGTACATCAACACCAACAACAGAATTAACCAAGCAAGTTCAAGATGCGGCTAGACCTCAGGTATCTTTTGAAAATCAAAAGATTATGGTTTATAACTCAACTATTAACTATGCTGGTCGTCCAAGCTGGCAACAAATGTCAATCAAATTACGTGATGACGTAACTGGTGCAGTATCCAAGCTAGTTGGCGAACAAATGCAGAAACAGTTTGACTTCTTTGAACAAAGTAGTGCGGCCTCAGGCGGCGACTACAAGTTCTTAATGCGTATTGAAATGCTAGACGGTGGTAACGGCGCACAAACCGCAAACGTTCTTGAAACATGGGAATGTTATGGTTGCTACGTACAAGCCGCTCAGTATAACGCACTAGGTTATGGCGCACAAGATATGTTAACAATTGACTTGACAATCCAGCCTGATAACTGTATTCAAACTAGTGGTGGCGCGGCAGCTCCAACTTCGAGACGTTTAGGAACAGCGGCAAC